AACAGTTCTTGCACCGACTTCGATTGCGGAGCCGGAACTGTTTGTGAAGAATACCGCACACGGGTGTCCTTCGCAGGTATCACGCACCTTTGCGTTTCTCTGCTTTGCGGCGTTCTGATACGGCTGATATGTGTTATAGTCATCAACACCGAGGACATTGTTTGCGTTTTCGGAAGAAGCAACATTCAGCTTGAGATTCAGATAATTTACCGCAATACTGTTGGGTGTCATAGAATACCCGACAATTGCGTTTTCGTTGCCGTCAATCCAAGAGGTGGCATTTTTGAAATCAAGGTCAAGGTTCAAGGCCGCAAGAATGTATTCAAGAGACGATGTACCCTGTGCCTTCATTGTTACCCCTGTTGCTGTAAATTCATACGCCGCACCGCCGTTACCGTATTTCAATGTGACATTACAAGAGACCTCATCCGTTTTGGAAACGGTCATTTTGTTTGCCGTTATGTGAATAACACGAAGCTCCGGTCTTGCTTCCGAAAGCTTCGTCTCGTTTACTGTTCCGTTTGCATTGAAAATGTCGTTTCTTTCGTAACGGTCAATCATTTCGTTAACATCGGAGCAGTCAGCGATATAGTTATTCAGGATTTCAGAACGGAGCAGAGATGCGGAGTGCATCTTTACTCGGTAAATCCATATATCGCAATCAGAAGAACCGATTCGGACATTGTTCGGCGTTGTCTGTTGCCATGTGTCTGTTGTTGAGTAGGCGACACCTCTTGACGGTATGCCTTTCAGCCAAATAACGGCAAGCTTGTCCTCCGTGCTCGATTCGATGTTAATATCCATTTCAATTTTGGCATCTTCGCAATACTGCACAGTTTCAGATTGCAAAGAGGATGTCAAGATTGCCTGTTGTGCTTGTAATCTCAAACCGATATTGTTTGCATAACAGGTAAAGAACTGTGCATCGTAATCACGGCATTCTGTCGCCTTGAAAATGAGTTTTATTGTCTTTCCGTTTGTCTTTGCTTCATCACTGAACAGAGAGCAATCAAAATCAACATAGGTACCACGCTTTACAACGAAAGCTGTAATATCATCGCTGTCCTTTTGGAAGCCGCCGGAAACCCAGTCGAAATTAGACGAGAATGTCAGAGGATGATTTACATTGCTTCCGTCTTTATATCCGAACGAAGTTCTGTCCGCATCCTGGTTTGTATGTCCCGTTGGGTCAAGGTCAAGAACAAGTCCTCTCGTTACAGGGGTGATTGTATATTCGGATGCAGTAACTGTTACGGTACATACGGCAGAAACAGCACCGCAGGTAATCGAAATTGTTTTTGTTCCAGATGTCATAGGACGATACGAAACGGTCTGCGTATCTCTACCGACAGAAAGTGTTGCTGATGTCCCGTCTTTTACAACGGTAATTGTTGCGGTTTCTGTCGCAGGATTATACACTCTGTATTTGAGTGCAAGAGTTCCGTACTGTGCGATTGTTGCTGTCGTTTTTTCGATTGCTACAATCGGCGTTGTACTTGAACCCGACACCCATATACCGATGTGCCGCAATGTCTGCGATGTAATCGTCTGACCGTCAACGGTAGCTTCAATCCACGCAAGAATTGTGTGAGCTCCGTGCGATTGTGCGGGTACTGTTACCGCAATAGCTCTTCCGCTTGCATCTGTTGTTTCCGTGTAGAATACCGTTCCGTCAATGGATACTTTGAGTGTCTTTGAGCCGGTACCGGTCGGAACCAAACGAACATTTACGGAACTTGAACTGTGATTCGTGAAATCTTCGAGATTCCATGTCAAAGAATACGATGCGGTTGTAATGCTCCATTGCAACGATTTAGAACCGCCGTAGCTGTCCTCAATAACAAGTTTGACGGCATCGGTTCCGCCCGATGTAAGATACGGTCTGCAATCAAACGAACCGTTACCCTGTGCCATGGACGAAACTCTTACTCTTGTGTTGTTTACATACCAGTTTACGGTGAGGTTTCCTGTAGGTACCTGTGTCTGCGTGTCAACAGATGTTGCGGAAAATAGGATATTACAAGTCGTTGCGGATTCGAGAATTGTAATTGCTCTTGATTGCATTCTGTTTGTGATTGTGATTGTAGAGCCGGAACTTCCGCCGCCTCCACCGCCTCCGATATAGCACGGGTCAACGACATCCACACCGTTTAACTGAATATGCAAATATCCAGTAGATTGGTCGTAAGTAACGCTGTCAAACGCAAGACCGCCGGCCTGCACTTCGATTTCCTGTGTATCATTGTTCCAATATGTAACAATGATTTTCCCTGTACCCTGCGTAATGGATTTTACGAGGTTCGGGTACATTGCCTGCAAAACAGATGTAAGGACATATCCGTCATTGATACCGTTAGCCCTTAATGCCGCAACAAGAGCCGCAATCGGAGCTCTACGCAACGACTCTACATCATTTTCCTCCGGCTGTGTAATAAGGATTTTTGCAGAAGATTTTACGGTGTTTGTCGTCTGTTTTTCGGTTATTTTGGTTGTAGCCATTCAATCACCCCTTATCTTTCTGTCGTATAATTGTATATTGCACCGCTATCGTTTGTGTGTGCGTGAGAGGAAACACCGCCAACACAAGAACACACATAAAACCCACCTGTTGAAATTGCAATCTTAATGTAGTGATAATAGGAATTAAGTGAGTTTGCGTTTGCGTAAGTCGGGTTTTCGTATGCACTGCTGGTAGCAGAGTTAGCTGTCGTTGTTGCCGTTCCGGAATTGTAGGCCGATACGGTTCTTCCGCTTGGAACAACTGTAACCTTTGACGGAGTATATCCAAGACTGATAAACTGCCATATTTGACCGTTTCCAACATAACTTCCCGACGACACACTTGGATTGATACCAAGAGCTTCTTTAAGAGCATCTAATGTGGTACATCCTGTTCCGCCTCTCGCAACAGATAGGATGCCGGCGTTAATGTCGGATGCGTTGTGAGTATGCTCGGATTTCGCCGCACCGGCTTGCGAATAAGTAACCCCGTGAGGGTTGTTTCTTGCGGCGATATGAGCAATCAAATTCTTTACCGCTCTTGCAAGTTTCGCAAACGCATTTTCAAGTGTTTCACCGCTTACCATTTCGGTAAGCGATGCCTTTATGGTGTAAGTCGGCTTCTGACTGTTCGTAGTCTCGTTAGGTACATTTCCAAGACCGACCTGTGCCGCCGTAACATTATGCGGGTTCGTGGCAGCTACATGATTGTCAAAATCGCTTTTTGATGCGTAAATAGCTGACTGTGACAGAACTGCTGTAACATTTTCCGCTTCGCCAACAGCAATGATAAAAGCTACTGTTTGTTCTGCTACAACAGCCGTCATATTGGCTTTCATCATGCCGGCATTGTCACCGTCATTTGCATACGCATACAGTTTCTCAATTCCGTCTGTATAATGCACGACAACATTGTTTGTACCAACAGCCGGAGCGGATGCAAGAGTTACAACGCCGGTCGTAGTGTTATACGCAGAAACGGTTACCTGAGTGCCGTTTACGGTAACTTTATGAACCTTTGATGGTTTTGAAGTAATCGTAAATGTAGTGGTTGAGCCGTCTCCGCTGAATTTGCTTGTTGCTTCACCTTCACAAAACACGCCGAGTTCTCTCCATCTGAAATCACTGACGATTTCAGAGCTGTCAAACGAGCCGGTAATTTTGATGTTGTTTGAAAGTGATGTGTCAATACTGCTTATCGGGAAAGAAAGCACCGTATTGATAAGGTCGGTGAGACCGGAACCGTCGTTTCCGGCAGGAAGCTCACCGTTTCCGATTTTGAATCGTTTGAATGTGATTATCTCACCACCGATTGCACGAAGCAAAAGACTTTTACCGGCATCGGTGACGATTGGTGCAGTTGAAATCATTTTTCCCCTCCTTAATCAAACAGCAATAGTCCGTTTTCATCAACAAGGTCATTTTGCAGTTCATCAATGTACCAAGTGAGAGATGTCGGGTCTATTGCCGCAATAGTCGCTGTGAGTGATGCTCCGTTTTGAAGAGCAGAGCCATAATAGATTTTCGCTTGTTTTTCTGTGTTAAAAGAAGCACCATCGAATTTTGACCGAACATTGGAATAGTATTTCAACCGCTCGACGAGGTTGTTCAGCTTTTCATAGTCGGGTGTTCTTTCTCCCGATTCAACGAACAGCTTATAATGGTACGGAAATCCACCGTATTCATTCCAAGGTTTCAACTCGGCATCGTCGAATACAGTTTCAAAAGCAAGCTTTAACGCTTCCGGCGTACCGAGTATTTTGTGAATTTTCCAGTGCTCTTTTAACAGTTGCCTCTTTTCTTCGACAGAGCCGGTTCTATTCCACCAATCAACCTTGAAGTCATACGCAAGTATATCAAGAAGCTTTTCGTCAAGCGTATCAATTCGGTTGTATATGGTAAGAAGGTCAAGATTATTGATGAGCTTGACAAGTTCGTTTGCGGTTGATGTAGCCAAAGCTGTTTGGTTTTCATCACCGCTCAAAGCGAATGGGAATGTTCTTTTTAACGATTCGATGTCAATATTACTCATCTTCATAACCTCCGTTTGTAACTGTAACCGTTGTTACACTTGCAATCTGAGGTGTGCTTCCGTCATCGCCATTGCTTAACTCCGTGTATGCAGGAGAAGTAATAGACACTCTCTTTACGCCGTCCACCATAAGCATACTCTGCAATTTTGATGGATTGATGTCCCTTCCGAGCTTTCCTTTTTGCCATGATTGATATTTCGATACCGCTGCTGTGACAGCAGCTTCAATGGTTGACACCGACAATGTTGTGTTCCTGTCAATGTAATATGTGCAGGAAATAGAGTAGTTCACATATTGAGGGTCCATTACTGTAACAACATCTGTTATGGGTCTTACGCTGTCGGCATTGCAAGCGGATGCTATCGCTGATTTGATTGTTTCTGTTGCGATTGTACCGTCATTCATCAGTGCGTAGATATATACATTCCCCGCCTTGTCCTGTGTGAATGAAATATCAATCGTCGTTTCGCTGTCAAGAGCACCGTCAGAGACGATTGATATTGTAAGCAGTCCATTTGTGTATGTGAATGTGTAATCCGTGTCTACGGCTGTTGCAACGGTGCTACCGTGTGCGTAAACACGCAATGAGGATGTAACGATTTGGTCTCCACCGATAAACGCCTTTTTGTTTGAAGAACCATCGGTATATACCGTAAGTTCCTCGGTTCTTGTTTGTGTCGGAAGTATCGCTTTGACATCCGCAATTTTGTCCGAAACGCTTTTTGCGTGATAGATATATGAACCTCTTGCACCGGCAGTGCTGTACGAATCAAGTGAAGCACGAAGAACCTCATAGTATGTTTCATCGTCTTCTGCATCGAATCCTCCGTCACTTGTCGTAGTGTTCGCACAATTAGAATAGAATAGGATATTGTCAACATCAATCAGAGTGTTTATTTGACCCGCAATATATCCATTACCAATAGTGCCTGGAGTTTCACATTCCACCTCTGCATCAGCGTAAAGTGAACCTGCGGAAATGAGAACATCTGATGTTGTGTCCCACACAAGCTTTCTGCTTGCATCGGAAACCCTTGTTCCTTTCGGAATCGGAATCGCAGTGTTCTGAACTTCCGACAGAGTAAACCGAACGGTGCATTTTGCGGATTGAGCCGATTTCCGTTCGACATTAAAAATCCACTTTCCGAGTGCATCAAGATTGTCTCCAACAGCTCTTGATGGAATGTTCTGATTTCCTACATAGTTCTGATTGACACGCTCTTGTATGATAACATCGGCAACCCAAGATATAAATAATCTGTCCGGGTCTGCCGGTTGTAAAGTGTGCCCCG